GCTACGTTCCGGCGTCACCGGAGACTTCAAACAACGTCGGTGAGTACATGGCGGCGCTCAAGCTGCTGCGCGAGATCGGACGGCGCCAGCGGGCGGGCCTGCGGGGGCCGGTCATCATCCGGGGGGATTCAAAGCTGGTCATCATGCAGCTCAAGCGGAAGTGGAAAGTCCATGGAGGGCTGTACGTGCCGATCAATCAGCAGGCCGTAGCCGCCCTTGCCGTCGTGTGGGAGATGGCAGGAGGCTGCGTGCAGCTCGAGTGGATAGGGCGCGATTTCAATGGGGAATGCGACGTGCTTTCAAAGAGCGAACTTCACCGGCGCGGCGTCGTGTTCCGGCTGCAACCAGAGGCGCCGCCGAGAGAGGAGGCGCGAGCATGAGAACCATCACGGAATTTATGGATTGGTGTGAGGGCGCGGAGGAACAGTTCGGCGACGTGACTCTCCCAATTGGTCAAATGTTCCTCCGCTATGTGCTGACGCTGGTCGGCTATGAAGGGGAAGACCTCGCCGCCAGCACGGAGGGTGAGGGATCGCTCATCATTCGCTTTACTCCGGACACGGTGCTCCGGGTACGGGTTTCTGAAAAAGGGCCGGAGGGCAGTGCCGAAGAGTTGGACGTATTCGGATTGAGGCGGATAACATCGGGGCTTTGGCAGTTGTTCCCGTCCATGAATCTTCCCGGCCTGGTGCATGCCTGGGCGCTGATCTACAACGTGCCGGAGCCGGCGCCCTGGGGCAAACGAATCGTGCTGATGGGATGAGGGCTCCGGCCTTGCCGGAAAGGGGAAGGGTAAGCGATGAATTCGATCAACATCATGCCTTTGAGCAACGCGACCATCGTGGAGCGGCCCGCACCGCCACCGGGCAAGAAGTGTTGCGCCTGCGGCTGCGGGGGGTTTCTGCCGACCACGGCGAAATGGAACGTCTTCAAGGGGCACGGCGCATTCGCGCGAAAGAAAGCGCAAGAGGCCAGGCCCGGAAGCCATCATCTGGCAGCCTCGATCACGGAATTGCTGCGGGAAATCGGCTGGCGCGAGCGCCGCCAGACCGAGCTTGAGCAGGAGGTCGGCGTGAACCGACAGAAGCTGGTCATGCTTCGGCAATCGCTTCAGGCGTTGCAAGCCATCCAGGGCGGCGGACCGCCGCAGGAAGCGAGGGAGTAGCGATGGCACTCTTCCAGGACTCCGGACAGACCCCAGAACGCCGCAACGAGGAAGCCACCGAGATTGCACGGCGGCTCAAGGTGGCCTTGGATCTTGAGCCTGGGCGGATCGAGAACCTGAAGGGCTGGCGCCGCATCTTTGTGACGGACATGGTATCCCGCCTGATATTGTTCGGCTCGCTGAAACACGTCACGCCGCGCCAGATATTTCGGCTTCGGGAAACATTGGAAATGATGTGAGAACAGGAAGCGAGGGGAGAATGAAAGATGAGGCAACAGTAAAAAAGCTTCTGGACAAAGCGCGACGGACGAATGCGCACCGCGATGAAATTGATCACCAGTCAGGCTTCGCTCCACCGGGAGAGCCGGGTTGTGATCGAGATGGGGGGAACCGGTCAACTCCACGGGAGGATCTCATCAGTCTTCTTGCGACTGCCCATTCAGCAATCGAGTGCGGAATGCGCACAGAAGATTGGAACGCGGTCGCTGAAGGCGCCGTCATGCTTGAGGATGCTGTTAACAAACTTCGCAAAGATCAAGGGAGGGGAGAGCGTGGCAAAAACGACGGCATTAATGAAGAGACCGCAGGCCGAACTACACTATGACCAAGCCTGCCGCGAGATTGAGCAGGCTAAGACGATGGATGAGGTGAAATCCTTTTCTAGTAAGGCTGAAGCCATTCGAGTGTACGCACGGCTGATGAAAGATCGGCAGCTTCAGATTGATGCGATTGACGTTCGCGGGCGCGCGGAGCGGAAGTGGGCCCAACTGCATGAGGAACTGAAGGCGAAGGGCGGGCAGCCATATCAGGCAAAACCTACTGGTTCCAAAAAGGAACCGGTAGAAACCGCGCCGCCAACCCTCGAAGAGCTGGGTGTGGACAAGAAAGAGAGCGCTGCAGCTCATAAACTTGCGAAGATGCCTGAAGAAAAGTTCGAGGAAGTGTTGGCGGCATGGCGTGCAGTTGAAGAGAAATCAGATGGGCTTGTCGGTAGAGACATTCTAAACCCAAGCAAGAGGCCACGGGGTACGTTTGGAACCGGGGAGAATGAATGGTACACGCCTGTCAAGTATCTGGAGCTGGCCCGCAAGATCATGGGGGCGATTGACCTTGACCCGGCAACGAGCAAGTTCGGACAGAAGCTGGTTCAGGCTGCAAAGTTCTTCACGCGAAAAGAGGACGGGCTGAAGCAGGAGTGGCATGGGCGCATCTGGTTAAACCCTCCCTATAGTCCTCCGGATATCGGAAACTTTGTTAAGAAACTCATTGAGGAGTTTCACGCGGGACGGATGACTCAGGCCATCTTGCTAACGCATAACTACACGGATACGGCTTGGTTTCAGGGGGCCGCATCCGCAGGGCAAGCTATTTGCTTTACGAATGGCCGAGTTAGATTTTTCGATCAGGATGAGAATGAGGCTTCTCCGACACAGGGACAGGCATTCACGTACTTTGGTGATGACGCCGGGGTAAAACGGTTCGCGGATGAGTTCAAAGAAGTGGGGTTTGTGGTGTTACCGTATAGGGGTTGAGATGGCAACAAAGTTTACGGAAACCCAGGATTACAAATTCGGGCGTATGGCTGAAGCCCGAATCGCTCGCTGGCTTAAAAGCCGTGGCAACATCATTCTTCCAATTTATGAAATTGAAATAGAATCCGGCAAGGGGCCCCGAGTGTTCACGGCGTTGCAGGAGCTGGTCGCACCGGACCTGCTTGTCTTTGGTAAGGAAAGGATTTATTGGGCGGAAGTGAAGCGGAAGGCAGTCTTCACTTGGCACCGCAATTCACAGCGATGGACGACAGGAATTGACCTCCGGCATTGGCTTGATTATCTGAAAGTCCGTGAAGTAACCGGCCAGGAGTTGTGGCTCTTCTTCCTACATGAATGTGAAGTGCCTGATCTGCGTGATCAGAATTACGGATGCCCCGTGAAGTGTCCGGTTGGCTTGTTCACCAATTCCGTTGACTACCTCATGGAACGTGAGAATCACAGGGCAGAAGCGCGAGGTAACGGCACCGGGTGGGGAGCAAGCGGCATGGTTTACTGGGCACGTGAAAGCCTGAAACAATTCGCAACGATTGAAGAGATGCGCAACTTTTAAGTAAGGTAGGCATTCGTTAGCATAATTCGATATGGTGGTGCCGATCCGGTCCCGGCCTCACCAGAAGGGAGCAGTCAATGACAGAGAGAGAACGGCAAGCACTAAAGCTAACTGAGCAGGCAAAGGAATCCTACAAGCGGATTGGCCGGGAGTGGACGATGCTCGCGGGGATCTTCGCCAAGGTGATCGACGGCAAATTGTGGGACATTGAATACAATTCGTTTGAAGACTGGCTTGATGCGGTCGGTGATAAGAAGGAATCACAAGCTCGTGCGATGGCGAACACCTACCGGGAACTATCCCAAACCGTGGCGGAAGAGGTACTGAGCCAGATGACGTTCACGAACGCCTGCGACTTTGCGAAAGTCCCCGCCGCACGCCGGACGGTCGAAATGGAGCTGGGGGCTGCGGAACTGCCGAACAACCAATACCGGAAGCAACTCAACATAGCCGTGCCGGGGCTGGCGCTGGAAGAGCGAAGCTACAAAGGCTTTTTCTTGGAGAAATCACAGATGGAGGTCGTGAATCAGGCGCTCGCCCTGTGCCGGGAGCGGGAGAGCCTGGCAACGGACTCGGCGGCACTCGAATACATCTGCTCGCAGTATCTTATCGGAGAGGGAGCGCTCGTGCCGGCGACTGTCCAGGCGGAAAGCGTGAAAGTGCAATGAGCAAAGCAGACGCGGCGATCCGGGCGCTGGACGACGAAATCTTCGCGGTCATGATGCGGCATCGTTTTGCCGGAATCAAAGACCAGAGCAAGGACCGAGTATCCTGGTATGCGGAATGTTCCTGTGGGGCTTACATTCTCTGGCGGTGCATGACGGACACAGGGATTCAAACGCATTTCCGTCACCTTGCGGAGCAGATCGCGATAAGGCTGCGGGAGTTGGGTTGAGGAGAGGGAGACGATGAGCACACCAATGACGGAAGCTGAGAAGAAGTGGATTGACAACGCCTCGTATCGTGACTTGCTTTACAAGATCCGGTTTGCGCCCGTGGGTGAGCCGATGTTCACGGGGGACACCGGAGAGTATTTCGTCAAGGTGCAGCGCGAGCGGCGCGCCGCTCCGGGCGGAGACGGGGAGCACGTCCGCGCCTCGAAAGAGATTGGACAGAGAGGGAGCGAGCCATGAGGCATGTCATCAGGTGGGGGCTGTTCATCCTGATTATTTATTTGATGGTCGGCCTAGGCATGGAAGCGGACAAAGAATTCTTGCTGCCGCATCCCGTAAGTTTGCCCTTCGTGGTCGGCTTCCTGGAAGCACTGATCATGTTCTGTTTCGCGCCCGCATACATGATCACGCGCAAGGGCGCCGGGCGCAGGGGTCTTTGCTGGTTGATAGAAAAGATCAAGGAGTAAAATGAAACCGCGCTGTGTGACTCACAACCGGACGCTGCGGAAGATTCCAGGTATCGGCTTCGTCTGCAAGGTAAGGGGCTGCCCGACGCGCATCAAGGTGGACTGGCCGCACCCGGAGCGCCAGCCGATGGCGCGGCAGGGGAAGGCAAGGCCCTCACGCGTGACGAAAGGCGGCCGAGTGATTCTGTCACGGCATCATTATGTCGGGCTCTGCTATGAGATTTGGATCGATACGGGGAAGCAATGCGCGAAATGCGGGCGGTCGCTCCCGGTATTTTCAACTGAGCTGTTCGATCACATCATCAAGCGCTCTCAGGGCGGCGGGGACACGCGAGAGAATCTGCGGCCGCTCTGCGGGCGCTGCCATGACAAGGAAGATAATCAGGGCGGGAAATTATCGAGAAAGCAGCAAATCCAAAAAGAGAGGGAAACACAACATGGAAACACCCGCAATAAAAGAGCCGGGGGCGGAGAAGATCCCGGCAGACATGATCGTCCAAAACCTATTGCTGACGAGCCTTCTGTCGTCACCGTTTAACCCTCGGGGAAAGTACAGCCGAGACCCCGAAAAACTGAAAGAGCTGGCCGCCGACATCAAGGTGCACGGGGTTCAGCAGGCAATCCTAGTCCGGCCGGACGGGGCCGGGAAGTACGAGATCGTCTTTGGAACGCGCCGCGTGGAAGCGAGCAAGATCGCCGGGAAAGAGACGGTCCCGGCCGTCATACGCGAGCTTTCAGCCGAAGAAGCGATGACGCTCGCGATGGTTGAAAACTTGCAACGGACAGACATTCATTTCATGGAGGAAGCAGCGGGCTTCAAGAAACTTCTGAGCGGAGGCGTCACTCCGAAGGTCGTTGGGGAAATGGTCGGCAAGCCGGAAGTGTACGTGCACCTCCGCATGGCACTGAACAACCTGAACCCAAAATGGATGGCAGAAGCCTACCATGGAGAGCTGCTCCTGGGGCCTGCGCTCCATCTTGCGCGCCTGCCTGTGGGAGCGCAATGGACCGTCTGGAAGGAGTTCGCTCAGTATGATGGGAGAACAGAGGAGGGTCATTACAGCGCGGTATCCCTCCAGCGCTTCATCGAGCGGCACGTGATGACCGTGCTTACCGCCGCGCCATTTCCGACGGACTCGGCGGATTTGGTTCCGGCTGCTGGCTCATGCACAGCCTGCCCGAAACGATCCGGGGCCAGCCCGATGCTCTTTGCGGACATCAAAGAGACGGATACCTGCACGGATGCGGAGTGCTATGGAAGCAAGTGCCGGGCTTATCTCGTGCTTCGCAAGAAGGAGCTGCCGGACGCCGTTGAGATTGCCTCGACAGTGGGGCTTGACTATTCCGACAGGGATCAGCTCTCCAAGAAGAAAGTAACGCTGCCGCGCCGGGAATATGAAAAGGGTGGTTGGACCGAGAGCCTGAAGGATTCCTGCGAGCACACGAAACAGGGGCTCATCGTCGCCGGGATAGGCCTGGGGAAGATCAAGTACATCTGTGCGGTGGAAGACTGCAAGGTGCATGGCGCCCGGCGCTCTGCTGGGGGTCATGTCGTGAAGCGGGTTCCTGGCATGATGAATGAAGAGCGGAAGAAGCAGGTTGAGGAGCTCTGGCAGCGGAGGACAGACGGGGCGATCCGTCTTGCCGTCCATGCGGCCGTGCGCGCGGTGCAGGCCAAGGCCAAGGACGCATTCGCGAGCATCCCGCTGGAAGCGTTCCGGTTCATCGTCAAGGAATGCGCCTATGCGCTGCAGCCGATGCAGGATGGAGTGAAGTACTTCGAAGGCTTGTGGCTGCTACCCAAGGGCGTTAAGGCGTCGAACGACTATCGCTCGGGGCATCTGGATAAACTGATTCATAGCGCGCCGGACCGCGCCACACTGCTGAAAATCCTGGGTGATCTAACCGTGGCTCAAGACGTGGCTGGAAAGTTCTCGCAAGGGGAGAAGATTGAAGAGCTGGCGAAGGCTTATCTGGTCCCGATCAAGAAGGTCTCGGAACCCGTTAAGAAGGAATGGGATGAGAAGAAGCGCGCGAGCTATGAGAAGCGCGACAAGCGCTTGGCCGGGGAGCTGGCCAGCGCGAAGAAGAAGGCAGGGGCCGGGAAGAAAGAGAAAGTCAAAGTGGATCCGAAGATGTGGGAAGCGACCAAGGCCAAGCTGAAGGAGCAGGCCGAGCATCTGGCCGCAGACCAGGAGAAGACTAAGGCTCGCACCATTGGCAATATGTGCCGCTATTGTGGCTGCGTGGACGACCGATCCTGTCTGATTGATGGCGTGCCGTGCTCCTGGATCGTGAAGCCGAAGAAGGTTAAGGGTAAGATCATCGCCGGAGTCTGTTCGAACCCGGAGTGTGTCGCGAAATACAAGGCCATCTGAAATGGGAATGTCGGGTGAAACCTCGGACGGGAATGGGCGCATCTGCCCGGACTGCAACCATCCTGGCGCCGCTCATCTAGTGGGTATCGGCTGCACGGTGGTCATCAGGTGGCTCCGTGAAGCTGATGTGGGCAGTGATCCCGTGCAGTTGAATTTACTGGAAGAGAGCGGGATACGGGATACGGCTGGTGGGTATCGGCTGCACGGGGAGCCGATCATCCCCGTCCTCTGCCCGTGCATGACCGGACACGATGAGGGGGGACGATGAAAACAGGAAAGCGAATCTCAGAGGCCGCGCTGGCCGTGCTGAGTGAATGCACTCAAGAAGGCCAGACGGTCAAGATCAACAGCGGCCAGCTTGCTCGGCCTCTGTATAAGGAAGTCGACGATGTTCTGCGGGCCATCGGAGGGAAATGGAACACGCGAGTACGGTTGCACGTGTTCACTGAACCGGACAGCGAGATTGCTGACATGTTGGAGCAGTGCATCCAGACGGGTAAAATTACTCCTCTGCGGCCAGACGGATACTTTCCGACTCCGGACGCCGTAGCATGTCACATGATAGACATCGCGGATATCCGGCCGGGGATGTTTGTCTTGGAGCCAAGCGCGGGAAGAGGCGACTTGGCTGATCATGTGAATGTGTCAGGCGTCCGTCTGGTTTGCATCGAGCAAGACCCGAAGCTGGTCCGCGCGCTTCACGAGAGATTTGGACACCTTGAAAATAGCAAGCGTGCGAGCGTCACGATCTTGGAAGGTAACTTCCTCACCTACTCGTGTCAACCAAACTATGACCGCGTGCTTATGAATCCGCCGTTTATCCGGCTTTCCGAGATCACTCACATCTTGCACGCCTGGGATTGCCTCAAGCCTGGGGGTTGGATTGTTTCTGTGGCAAGCTCCAGCATCACCTTTCGCCTGGAGCCGCGGGCCGTTGCGTTCAGGGAATTCGTGGAGTCTCACGGGAGGATTGAAGAGATTCCGCAGGGATCTTTCAAAAAGTCCGGCACGAGGGTCAACTGCGTTCTGGTGATCTTGAATAAGAGGGCTTCATGAAGAAACAATCACCATCACCGTTTCCGAGATCGTTGACTTGGCTGGTCAGTGAGCTGTCTCTCGCGTATCACGACAAGCTGATCGTGCTCGCCTTGATCGGTGACTTCGCTCGGCTGGTACGCAAGCGCAGAAAAGAGAAGCGCGGGCTTTCCAACACAACCTGCATATCCTGCGGAGGATGGATTTCAAAAGAGCGGGAAGTCTTGCGGCAGCATACATGCTCAGTGCAGTGCCAGGATTGGTACAGGAGATTGACCCGGGCAATTGATGCTGCGAAGTACTGCCGATATTGCGGACATGGATATCCAAAGGAACGTCAGAAATCGGTTAGGACGCACCGGCCAGCCCGGGTACGGGGAAGGAGACAGGCAACCGACAGGGACGCAATTAACAGGCCTGGCGCGGCGCGCCAAGGATACCGTATTCACCGACCGACCATCACACCAGGCACTTTGTTGCGCCTGATTCCCAACAAGCGCGAGGGCGTGGACCGGGAGGCCGTTGCGGAGGCGATTGAAAAGGCTTAACATGTTATCGAGTTTAGAAACAGTTTGGGCGGTGCTCGTTATGAGGATGGTAAACTCGGGGAAGGTGTATCTATGGACGAGATTGCATCCCGCAAGGCCGCCCAAAAGAATGGAGGAACCCAAACCATGAACCGGCCTGAGTGTACAGGATGCGGAGTGGAGCACCGGAAGGATTGCCCTGCCTCGATTCCCAGCTTGGCGCAGCAGGGCTTGCGCATACTCATTGCGGCGGGGTGCGTGAAAAGCGGGGTTGCTGCGTCTGACGCCGGGAAGGAGAAGAGTTCACGCCCCTGAAGGATTTCACTCCGTCCGTCCGCCCACCAACGCGACAGGATAGCGTCAGGAGGGTTGGAGTAGTAGTGCAAGTTACATGGGCAAGTTCGCTCGCCAGGAGTTGAGACTTGGCGGGCGGACGGATGGAGTGAATGCAGTCCAATAAACTGGGATGGAGGCTACGCCAATGTGGGCATTCGGTTTCATCAGCGGCTTCGTTGTCTGCGCAGTGCTGATCGGCGCTGTCGCATGGTACAGGAACAAGTTCCCCGGCCAGGCGAAGATCAAGAAGATAGCCGACGATTTGAAGGAGTGAGATTGCGGGTGCGGCGCGGTTTTCCCGCTTTGAGGGAGTGGACACCTTCATTGCGGACTCCTCCCGCGCTGCGCCCACCAAAATATGAGAATACTTTTCTGAGAGGCTTTGAAAGGGGGAGTGAAATGAAAATCAGAATCAAGGGCAACATCGACTTTTACACAAAGCCAGGTCCGGTTTTGGAGCAATTCGTTGTGGACCTAACGATTGAAGGCCCTGACGGCTTGGGGCGGCTACTGAACGCCTGCGCGAGCTTGGCAGAGCGGGCCAACGCCAGCGAGGAAGCAGCGGAGAGGAAAAAGGGGTGAACAAACCATCAAGCAAGTACAAGGAATGGATCTTGCCGACGATCGGCATCCTGTCATTGGGCTACACGTTCGGGATAGACGCCTGCCGCGAGCACAACGTCAGGGTGACGACCACGGCAGCCGACCAAGCAACCATCCTACAGCTTCAGAAAGATTTGGAGACTGTGAAGGCGAAACAGGAGAGCAGCTTTGTGCCTCGCGCTGAATTCGACCGGGCGATCAATGATCTGCACGACGAGATGAAGCGCTCCGCGATCATGAACGCGCTCGCCATGAACAGGCAGACCAAGTCGCGGGGGCTCGCCGAACCGTATCCAGGGGCGCCAGCCTCTTCTCCTGCCGAGCCGGGCATGAAGCCGAAGCCTGAAGATCATTCAGCACTGACGAAATAAAAAGGGGGAATCAATGATAAGCGATCCAATTCAAAGTCTTTGGTGGGGGAGACTCACGACGATGGAGCGGCTGTGCGCTGCGTCTTACATCGCCAATGGACACAGGTTTCACCTTTACACCTACGGCGCACGCGAGAACGTGCCGGAGGGAGTCATCTTGAAGGACGGCAACGAAATCGTGCCGGAAACTGACCAGCCGAAGTTCCGGTACTTGGCGCACTTCGCGGACTGGTTCCGATACAATCTGCTGGTGAAGCGCGGCGGATGGTGGGTTGACATGGACACGGTGTGTCTGCGCCCATTCGATGCCTGGGGCCCGACTGACCACGTGGTTCCGCAGCAAGATGATCGAACTGGCGGCTTCGCCGTGAACAATGCCTACCTCAAGGCTCCGGCGGCTTCCCCTGTGATGGTGTGGCTGGTTCGCCGTGCGCTGGCCGTTGACCGCCACAACATGGCGTGGGAGGCGACGGCGAACACGATTTGTCTTCAGGCCGTCGCGAAGTTCGGAATCCCGGCTCAGGTATCGGCTTCCTTCAATCCCATTCCGTGGTGGGAATGGAAGTCGCTGACAGATTATCCCGAGCTGCCGTCTCTACCGGCGATGGCATACGCTGTGCACTTATGGCATGCTATGTGGCGCCAGTCGGGGAAGGACCCGGATATGCCGTATGAGCCGGAATGCCTCTATGAGCAACTGAAGCGGCGGTACGCTGCCGCGATGGGAGGCTCCTGATGACGGTGCCGCTTCAATTCGACCTGCCAGGCTTTACAACGAAGGGCCGGAAGCTCTTCCGCAAGCGCTCGCAGCAATTGATTGGAAGCCTGAATCAGCGCATGAAGAAGAAGGGCTTCAAGGGATCTCTGCCGCTCGCGGACGGCCGCGCGGCACTGGCAAAGGGCGTGGGGAAACCCTGCCGGTACTGCCGGGAGATCATCAAGATTTCCACGATGAGCCCGGACCATCCGACGCCGCTTGTGCGAGGGGGCGAGCCGTGGGACATTGAATGCATCGACATCAGCTGCAACCGGGAGAAGGGGGAGCTAACGGCGGAGGAATACGTCTGCTTCCGGGCGCACGTTTTGACCTACACTCCTGAGGCCCAGGAGTACATCCACCGGATGATGAAGGCTGGGGGATCGTTTTTCAGGATGCGAGCCCGGATGGACGGCATGGAAGCGCGAGAGCGCAAGGAGAAAGCGGCCGCTGCGCGGGCAGGATGACATGGCGATCTTGATCACGCACGAGGGCGGTCTGCTCGAGTTCGAAGACCGGGAAATGGTCAACCGGGTCTGCGAGCAATACGAGTTTGAAGGAAAGGATTTGGATGAAGTCGTCGAGAAGGAACTGCATCGCCTGGGCGAGAAGATGATGCCCTGCAAACGAGGGCCAGGGCTGACGGTCTTCAAGTTCTATCGCTTCGTGCTCTGCGGGCCTGGGAAATACACGCCGTGTTATTTGGAGATATAGAGGGAGCCTACGATGATCGTTGACTTGAAGAACGAGGATGCGCAAATCGTAGTTCTTGCCCTGGCGCAACTCGCGCTTGATCGGCCGGGGTGGGATCACATGATCGGGCTTATCGCCAAAGAATTTCACGGTGAACAGACATTTCAAACGTTCAAATGGATAAGCGCGGACCGCTTCAAGCTCTTGCCTATGCCGGACAGTTCGCCAAGGGAGTGAGTTCATGCCCTGCATTCCTGTTGATCTTGGCAACGGAGCATTTGCCATCGTCTGCTTGCGCGGCGAGCGCACGAAGCCGTGCCACTACTGCGGACGCCCAAGTGAGAAGCTGTGTGATTATCCGCTGCGGGGGCCGAAGGCGGGGAAGACCTGCGACATCCTGATGTGCTCCCGTTGCGCAACGCACGATCCGCCGGACAAAGATTATTGCAAGGCACATGCGCCGATGGTCATGAAGGAGCGCGATGAAAAGCTCCCCTTCTAGGCCGGCCTTTCCTTACCTTTACGTCTGGAAGAAGAACTTCATGCGGACGCTCGACCGGAAGGGGCAGCGCTGCCGGATCCTCTCGCGGGGAAGGATGAACAGCATACAGGTGGAATTTCAGACGGATGGCTTTCGGGCCATAGTGAGCGGCAACGCGCTGCGGAGGGCAAAACCCAATGGGTGCAAAAACGGGCATTGAATGGACGGACGCGACGTGGAATCCGGTGACGGGCTGTACCAAGGTGAGCGCCGGGTGTAAGTTCTGCTATGCAGAGCGCGATTTCCACCGGCCATATCCTGAGAGGGACTTTTCGGATGTGCGCTGTCATCCCGACCGGCTCGCCTGGCCACTCCGATGGCGCGGCTCGAAACAGGCGAAAGCTGAAGGCCGGAGATCCCGCATCTTCGTCAACTCGATGAGCGACCTGTTTCATGAAAGCGTCCCATTTGAATTCATTGATAAAGTTTGCGGAATGACCCACGCCTGCGCTCAACACACGTTTCAGATTCTCACCAAGCGCCCTATCAGGATGGTGGAATATGATTACTGGAGAGCCGCAAACAATCCACATGCCCCGGCGTGGCCGTCCAACGTCTGGCTTGGCGTCTCGGTCGAAGACCAGAAGACTGCCGATGAGCGGGTACCGCTGCTGATCCAGACGCCCGCGGCGGTGCATTGGGTGAGCTATGAGCCGGCAATTAAGGCGGTTGATTTTAGATTTCAAAAGCGCGGATATTTAAGAGAGCGCATCAGCACCAATCCATCTGAGTCGCTGGTTCCGATTGATTGGGTCGTTGCAGGCGGAGAGTCAGGTCCGCACGCGAGGCCGTCACACCCGGATTGGTTTCGGTCTGCAAAACAGCAATGTGGGGATGCTGGAATTCCGCTGTTTATGAAGCAGATCACCGAGAAGGGCCGAAAGATTCCGTTTGAACAGTGGCCAGAAGACTTGCAAATAAGGGAATTTCCTATAGAAGGAGAGGCACGATGAAAAACCGAGAGACGTACAGTATGGGGGCGGGCATCATCTGCTTGATGATCGGCGCCTTGATCATTGCAGCAACCGGGCATCATATCAGCGGGCCTGGGGATGTTGGCCTGGGGATCGCAATCGGCGGAATGGTTATGAGCCTGGGCGGCGGCATCGTGATCGGGGCCCGGGGATCCAGAAGGGAATTTTGACTTGCGGACGCAAACTCGGGCCATATGACTGGAAGATGAACGACGATACGATTCGCCGCTTCTGGTCTCGTGTTCAAATGAACGGGCCTTTGTGTTGGGAATGGCAAGGCGCTATCAGTTCGACTGGGTACGGAATCTTTATGGACGGCAGGAAAGCCCTGCTGGCTCACCGGGTTTCATTTGTTTTGACTGGCCACCTTCTAGATGAGGGGAGCACAGTTGATCATCTATGTCGTAACCGTAAATGCGTCAACCCCTCTCACCTTCGGGCAATTAGCCTAAAAGAAAATATCCTCTGCGGAAATGGGTTCTCGGCAAGCCACGCTCGAAAAACTGTGTGCCCCAAATGTGGAGGCTCCTACACACAGAGCAAGACAGGTAGGAGATGTATTCCATGTCGCCTGTTACGTCGCCGCCAGCGCTATGCTCAGGGGGTGTGGAATGCCTGAAGGATGCGGAAGGATGCTTGGCCCCTATCGCTGCTGCACTGTGGTCTGCGGGGATTGCCTGGAGTTGATGAAGGCGCTGCCCGATGGCTGTGTGGATGCGGTCATTACTGATCCGCCGTATGGAATCGGGCGTGACGGAATGAAGGCAAGCACTTCTCGGCATGGGGAGAGAAAGGCTTATGAATTCAAGGGATGGGATTCAGCTCCGCCATCGGATGCTATATTCCTGGAAATTTTCCGTGTATCGACGGCTCAGGTTATCTGGGGGGGGAATTATTTCACCCGTAATCTTCCCGCGAAAATGGGGTGGCTTGTCTGGGACAAGGGGCAGCGCATTTGCTCGTCTGACGCAGAGCTTGCATTCACGTCTTTTGATCTTGCTCTTCGGGTGTTCGTGCTGAATCGTGTGGCGTTAATGTTGGATGGGGCGGAGCACCCCACGCAGAAGCCCCTCGATTTGATGCTCTGGTGTATCAAGCAAGTCGATAGGGCGGGTGACGCCGAAACCATCCTTGACCCCTTCCTGGGCAGCGGCACCACCGCAGTGGCCGCCAAGAAGCTGGGCCGCCACTTCCTGGGGTTTGAAATCAGCGAGGAATATTGCCGCATCGCCCGCGAACGGATCGCCCTGGTCGAGGCGCAGCCCACGCTCTTTGAGCCGAAGCTGAAAATGACGAAGGAGCTTTTCGACGACATCATGGGAAAGGAGCTATGAATCATGGTCAACGATTTTCGAACCTTCACGGCCTGGGCCTTGGGCGTGCTTTCGGCGCTTCTGGTCATGACCTTGCTTGACGCGAACGCTCTGCGCGGCTGGACGCTGTGCGTTTATTGCGGGCTTCTAGTGGCCGTCCTGTTGGGTTCGTTCTGGCGCGTTTGTGGTACGGCGTGTGCGGAGACCGTGCAGCTCTTGCAGTGCTCGATTGACGCTTATCGTATTCGCAAAGGAATTGATATTCTGCAAAGGCAAACCGGGCTTATAATATGTCCGACACAGGAGGTGGATTCATGCGAACGCCAGCCGCACCCGCGAAAACGCCAAACGGTGTAAAGCTTGCCGACGTGGCGAAGCCCGACCCAACGAATCCCAATAAGCACACCGAACGCGGCGGGGGCATGATGGAGGATTCCCTCCGGTCATGTGGCTTCGGAGATTCACTGACTGTCGATCGGAACGGCTTGACGATCAGCGGCAATCAGCGTCTTGAAAAGCTGGTTGAATTGGGGTTCGACGATCCGCTGATCGTCGAGACAGACGGGAAGAGGCCGGTCATTCACAAGAGAACCGACCTGGACCTCTTGAAGGACCCGCGTGCCCGAATGCTCTCGATCTTCCAGAACCGTGTCGGTGAGGTTAATCTCGATTGGGATGATGCGGTATTGCGAGACCTGGGTCGGGAGCAGTTGGGCAAGTTCTGGTCCGATGATGAGATGGCGAAGCTTCTGGGAACCGAAATCGGATCAGATGGCAAGCTCTTGGACCTCACGCAAGTTACCATCGAAGATCCCAAGCATACCGTTGAGCAGGGGGACAGGTGGAAGGTGGGCAAGCACATCCTCTACTGCGAGGACGTGTTGACCGGATGGGAAGCCTGGAAAAAAGATCTGGATGGCGCCGGCGTCATCTTCGCGCCCTATCCGGGCCCTTACGTCCTGTTGACGGTCAAGGCTGACAAGGCCACGAAGGTCGTTCTCGTCCAGCCGGACCCTTACATCTGCGGCCACATCCTGGATCGCTGGTCTGAAATCAAGGGGGAGGAATCCATTGTCAAATCTTGAGATGTTCGCTAAGGTCACGTTCCGCGCCGAAGGCTGGCACTGCTGGCCGAACGCTCCGGCGCCACGCGAGTACCTTCGGGCGGAGCATCGGCATCTTTTCTACGTTGAAGTGATCATGCACGTCCATCATTCCGAGCGCGAGGTTGAATATCACAATCTGCTCGATCTTGCGAAGAAGTACTTCCCGGGAGGCCGAATGGGCTCTCTTTCCTGTGAGAATATGGCTTGCGCGATCGCCGAACAGGTGAAGCAGCAATTTCCGGGCCGCAAGATTGAAGTCTCGGTATCCGAAGACGGGGAGTGCGGAGCCATCGTCGCCTGTATGCCATGATGAAAACCGGAGGAAGTAAGTTCGATCCGGCCGAAGGACCAATTTACTTCCTCGCTGCCGACGCCCGGACGTGGACGTGCATCGAGGATCTGACTCATCCTTCAAGTGCAGGAACGTTTAGTACATGATATTGCCGATGAAGTAACGAGGAAGACCGGAACGAAGGACGTCGCCGTCATGGCTCGCGGTGAGCACGTCTGCATGTCGATGCGGGGAATCCAGAAGACGGCCGAGATGACCACATCGGTGCTCCGGGGAATCTTCCGCTACAGTCCGGATGCGCGCCGGGAGTTCTTGGCGATTGTGTTCGGGGGAAGGGCTTCTCATGCCTGACACGCCTAACGTTGAGGAACACCCCATACAACGCTGCGGGGCGAAAGCGCGGAGCACGGGACATCCCTGCAAGTCTTTTGCGGTGAGGGGCGGCAAACGATGCCGGATGCACGGGGGGACGAGCTTGAAGGGAATCGCCAGCGGGACATACAAGACGGGTGAATTCTCGAAGGTCATGCCTCCATCCCTGGCTGAGCGGTTCGCCAAGATGTCGCGGGATCCGGAGCTTCTATCCCTGGGCCGGCTGGTCGCCGTGCTGCAGAGCCGGATGGTTGAAGTGTTGGGAGAGATTGGGAAGCGGGGCGCGATCTGGGAAGATGTCTTCAAATGGCAGGACGCGATGGAGCTGGCGCAACGCAAGGGAGACGTTCCGGCGCAAAGGGTCGCGCTCAATGAAATGATCTCGGCTCTGAAGGCGGGCCGGGCAGAGCTTCAGCGCTGGGAGGAAGTCGGGGATCTGATCGAAAAGGTTCGCAGGCTGATTGACTCGATCAAGAAGCATCAAGTGCAGAGCCAGCAAATCGTAACCCTCATGCAAATGCAAATGCTTTTCAGCGGGCTCGCGAAGTTGGTCCGCAAGGCCTTTGTCGGTTTGATGGCGCAGCTCCGGGATGACCGGGAAAAGGAAGCGGTACAGCGGGCGCTGCGAGAAGTCTCGGATGGATTCGTGCGGCTGGCCCACTTGTCCAATACGCCGATGCTGTCGGCCAACCTCCAATAATGATCTTATGGCCAAGAAGCGACAACCCAGACTGCCACAGCTCAAGAGCTCGACGGTGAGCGTCCAGGAAGACCTCTCCTCGCACTCGCCGGTCGTGGACATGGCCGAGCAGGTGGCGAACATCCTCCAGCCGGATAAGATGGGCGGAGGCATCGCCCTCAAGGAACCGGCTTTCCCGAAACAGAAGGAGTTTATTGAAGCGCCCAACAAGCGCGTCATCGTGCGGGCCGGGCGCCGCGGAGGCAAGACAGCCGGCGTTGCCATCCGGGCGGTCCGCTCCTTCCTGTCGGGTCATCGCGTTCTCTATGCCGCGCCCGTGACCGAGCAAATCAATCGCTTCTGGAATGAGATCACGCGGGCGCTCGCGGAGCCGATCGATGCCGGGATCTATTACAAGAATGAGACGAAGCATCTGATCGAGCTGAAGGGGACCGAGCAGGCGATCACGGCCAAGACGGCTTGGAACGCGGACTCCCTGCGTGGTGACTATGGCGATCTTCTGATCCTGGATGAATGGCAACTGATGAACGAGGATGCCTGGGAGCGGGTCGGAGCGCCGATGCTGCTCGATAACGACGGGGATGCCGTGTTCATTTACACCCCGCCGTCTCTGCATTCTCGCTCCGTCACAAAAGCCTCTGATGTTCGCCACGCTTCCAAGATGTTCAAGCGCGCGGAAGAGGAGATGAAGCGGGCGCAGGAAGAGGGCCGTCTGAGCCGCTGGCTTGCCATCTCCTGGCCGTCGCATGCTAACCCGATGATCTCGGAAGACGCGCTTGCGGAGATTTCGAAAGACATGACGGCGCTATCGCACCGTCAAGAGATTCTGGCCGAGGACACCACGGAAGTCCCGGGCAGCCTCTGGAAGCAGGCATTGATCGATGATACGCGCGTGGATAAAGCACCAGCGCTGGTTCGCATCGTGGTGGGAATTGACCCTTCGGGGAGTTCCACGACCGAGGCAGGCATTATTGGCGCGGGCATCGATGTGCGCGGGCACGGGTACGTCCTGAAGGACGCCTCGCTGCTGGCTCCGACACCGGATCGGTGGGCGGCGGCCGGCGTGAGCACGTATGCCGACCTGGGGGCGGATCGCATCGCGGGGGAACGCAACTACGGCGGCGATATGGTTCAGTCCACCATTCGGACCGTGGATGAAAATGTGAGCTACAAGGACGTGACGGCCACGCGGGGCAAGCTGGTGCGCGCGGAACCGATCTGCGCGAAGTACGAACAGGGGCTCGTGCATCACGTTGGGGAATTCCCCGAGCTCGAAGATGAGATGTGCTCCTATGTGCCGGGGGCCAAGTCGCCGAACCGGATGGATGCTCTGGTCTGGGCGCTGACGGATCTCATGCTGGGGAGCCAGGCGCTCGGGCTGATAGATTTCCTGAAGGATGGCGGAGCGCAGAAAGTGTTGGACACCATGAACAAGACGGCGCGGGCCACAACGCTTGTGAAGCCGATGATCCCGGAGCAAGCACCGACCTGCCCGGAGTGCGGGGCCGTGACCGTGATTCGGGCGGCGGGCGGGAGTTTACACTGCAATCAATGCGGCATCACATGGGCGGACAAGCAGACGAAGCCCACGGACGGGCACGGCATGACGCGAGGGGAATATCTGATGAAGGCGAACGAGAGCCGAAGATGAACTGTCCTCGATGCAATGGATCGGCCTTCGAGCGTGTGATGCTGTTGAACCCAAGTCCTTGGCTGGCGGACATCTGCAAAGGCTGCGGATTTATATGGGGAGGGCTTCCCAAAATCGAAATGCGGGGTGATTATGATCTTCCACTGGCTGAAGCAATTCCTGCGCGTGCTGGCGCGGCTCATCATACCGCCGACGCCGCTGGCGCTGGCTAGAATCGAACTGAACGCGCGCTGCCCCGTCTGCGCACATCGGCGCGGGCGGCTGCGCACGGTCGAGGTTGACGCCTCGAAGACCGACAAGCCGCTGAACGCCACCCTTTGCCAACACACCTGCCTTGTCTGTGGCGCCCGGTGGTTCGAGCCGCCCATCGTGAAGGTTGACCCAGGCTTCGTTGCCCCTGCGATTGCCCGGAACGCGTTGGAAGAGAAAGAAGACCTGGCTCGGCGGATGGCTTCAGCTCCGCGGGCTGCGTGAGGATTCGGGATCATGCTAAATGACTGGGCGCACAAGATGCTCGATGAGCTCGGCCCGACCTTCTACGGCGAGATCACCTTCACGGTGCGCGCCGGAGAGGTTAGGAAAGTGGCCAAAGTTGAAACGCATGTTGCGCCCGACATCAAGGGCCAGCGCATGGATAATCTTTTGAACGTGAAACCGAAGGGAGAAAAACAGTGAGAGAACAATTGCCGCCATCACGGCCTGAACTGCGCTGAGCCCCAAACAAACACTTGACAGCGGGATAGATACAAGCGCATGTTGAAGGCTGACTGATTCCGTTCTCGGCCCTTTCCCAGGGACAGAACGCTGGAGTGCTGAAGCGCAGGACCAACAGGCCCGCTCGGCTGCAAGGCTGGGCGGGCCTTTTGGATTTGATGGCCAACAGCACCTCTCTGGTAATTCGCCCGCTCGGCCAACTGGTTGCGGCGCTGTCCCACTACGGCCAGCAACTCTACCAACCTCCGAAAGACACGATCCGCGGTGTCGAGCCCGACACCTGGTATTCCCCCCTGCAACCCGTCAAGCCGATTGGGCCGGCTGGCATTGAGCCGCGCGGCTTTCAGTATTATGCCGGGCAGAACCTGCTCTGGACTCCCCGCGCCGACGCTGAATACTCTGCGGCGGATCTCAAGCAAATGGCGACGTATCCCCTCGCCCGCATCGCCATCGAGAACGTCAAGGATTCGATGTGCATGGCGAACTGGCAAATTCAACCCAAGCCGGAGCCGGGAGAGAGACCCAAGGCGGCGATGAAGCGCGGGATTGGCGACAAGAACCTGGTGAAGCTCAACCGCTTGTTCGAGATGCCCGACCGCGAGCACACCTGGCCGGAATGGTTGCGCCCGCTTTTGGAAGACATGCTGGTGATCGACGCCTGGACGATTCTCATTCGCAAGACGTTCTCGGGTGAGATTGTGGAGTTGCCGGTTCTCCGGGGGGATAGCATCGTCCGTTACATCGACGAGAACGGATGGACGCCGATGGCGCCCGAGCCGGCCTACGCGCAGCTCTGGTGGGGAATACCTCTCGTCAACCTTTCCACCGATCAGCTGATTTACAAGCCCCGCAACATCGTCCCGCGCAACACGATCGCCTCGCAACTCTACGGCATGAGCCCGACCGAAGAGCTTGCCCCGGAGATCCAGATCGGCATGAAGCGCCTGGAATTCACGCTGTCTTATTATACGGAAGGTTCCATCCCGGGCGTCGTGCAAGTCGTGCCGAAAGGCGTCCCGACGGAGAAGATCGCCGAGGCCATGCAGTGGATGAACTCCGAACTTGCCGGGAACCTGGCGAAGCGGCGCCAGTGGCAACTCATACAGGGATGGAAGGATGACGACAAGGACGAGCAGATCATCTTCACGAAGGAGCCCTTGCTGGCCGATCCCTTCGATGAACTGCATATCCGCAAGGTCGCCTACGGCTACGGCATCTCTCCGCAGCGCCTGGCTCGCCAGATGAACAGAGCTTCGGCGGAAGCATCCCAGGAGGCCTCCGAGGTTGAGGGGCTGATGCCCTACTTCTCCTCGCTCAAAAGCCTCATCGACTTCATCATCCAGCGCAAGATGGGCTATACCGACTATGAGATGGTGCTGGAACCGCTGATCGAGCCGGACGCGGTGAAGCAATCCACGGTGCTGACGGCCTACGTCAAGGAAGCCATCATCACCCGGGAAGAGGCGCGCGAGAAGCTTGGCGAAGAGCCGTCGGGGGTGCCCGAAGCTGGCCAGCTGATGGTGACGACCGGCCAGGGCGCGGTGCCGCTGGGCGCGACCACGACTCCGGCCGCGAAGCCGGGAGAGGAAGGAGCAGCCGGTGGAATTCCTGATAAGAGAAAGGGTGGAGCGGGAGCATCAGACGGCGGCGACGAAGAGCTTGACGCCGATGGAAACCCCGTCGTTGCTGACGGCCGCGGCCAGCCCCGCAAGCCCGCCGGCGCCAACAAGCCCAACGGGGGCGCGGCGGCGAAAGCGGAAACGCAGAACCGGCCTATTGGGTTCGCGGCTGGAACCGTGATCGCGGAGCCCGAGCCGATGCAGCATGGCTTCTTGGAGATCACGAACCACTCCGAGGACCAGGCACAGGTGACAAAACGAAAAGTCCAGCCGAAAGAAGCGCCCGTCATCCATCCGGGCCGCATGGCCCCGGCGTCGATCCTTGGAAGGCACAAGCTGGAGCGCGACCTCACGAAAATCTTCCGCACCATGCACCGGAAGACGGCAAAGATTATGGCTGTGGCCCTGGGCCTACCACACGAGCATTTGGCCAAGGCCGAGCCGGGCGCCGATGCGACCCTGCGGCAAGCCATGGACAGTCTTGCCACCGAGTGGGAAACGATTGCCCGGTTGGCGAAGAAACCCCTCACGGATGCGGCCCTGGCGGGCGCTTCCAAGGGGGGACTCGAGCTGGAGATTTCAGCCGAAGACATGCTGACTGGCATCAACGAGACGGCACGCAAATGGGCCTCGAACCGGGCGGCGGAGCTTGTTGGGAAGCGGCTGACGCCTGAAGGCAAGTTCATCGTCAACCCGAATCCCAAGTGGGCGATCAGCGACACGACGCGTGACAAGCTGCGCTCCGTTATTGCGGACGTGTTCGGGCAAGAGGGCCGGATCACGCTGCGCGACGTGGAGAACCGCATCGAGCAGTCGGGCATCTTCTCGGATGTCAGGGCTTCGACCATCGCCCGCAACGAGATCGCCAGAGCTCAGACGCAAGGCAACCTTGAGGCGTGGAAGCAGAGCGGGATCGTCCAGCAAGTGACCTGGCTTCTTTCGGAAGATCACGACAAGGATGACGTCTGCAATGAACTTGCTGACGGCAGCCCGTACCCTGTGGAAGATGTGCCTGACTTGCCCGCACACGTAAACTGCTTATGCGCCCTGATTTTAACTGAGGCTGAGGAGCAATAAATGCCTTACGGGTCGGTCAAGGAAGTCCCGGATTACGTGCCGAAGGAGAAGCGCGCGCAATGGCGTGAAGTCTGGAACAGCGCCTACGACCGGGCCATCAAGGATGGGAAGAGCAAGGAAACCGCGGAGTCTTCGGCTTTCGCGCAAGCTAACGCTGTGGCGGGGCCCAATGCCAAGGAGGCTGTCATGAAATCCTTCTCGAAGTTCATCCCGTTCGCTAAGGTAGACGCGGCGCGCCGCGAGGTCTGGGGGATCGTGACCGCCGAGGTGCCGGACAAGGACGACGAGGTCTGCGACTACCTCCTCTCGAAGCCCTATTACCAGGCCGTGATCGACGAGATGGGCAAGGCGACGGCCGGGGAGAACTACTTCCCGCTGCGCTACATGCACCAGCTCGAGGCGGTGGGGAAGTGCATCGGATTCGAGTTCCGCGATGCCGACAAGGAAATCTTCATGGGCTTCAAGGTGGTGGACGATCCAGCCTGGAAGAAGGTTGAGGAGCGGGTGCTCACGGGCTTCTCGCATGGGGGAAAGATCGTGGGGATGCACCCCGACCCGAAGTTTGAAGGCTGCAAGCGGTACGTTGCAGAGCCTTCGGAAATCTCTCTGGTCGACAACCCCTGTCTAGCGACCGCGCACTTCACGCACATCAAGGCGGACGGCACGGTCGAGCTGTGCAAGTTCCTGCGCGTCGAGCCCCCTGTGCCAGAAATCACCTTCGCGGTCCTGAGCGAGCAAGTGGAATTGCTGAAGACCCAGATCGTCAGCTTGACATCCAACGCGTCAACGGCGTTGGCCAAGGCCAGGACGAAGCGTGTGGCGGGAGAAGATCTGCCGGCCTCGGCCTTCCTCATCGTGCTCGATCCCGAGGAGACGGAAACCTGGAACTTGCCGGTGAAGTTCTCGACCGAGGCCAAGACGAAGCGCCACATCCGAAACGGGCTGAGCCTCTTCAACCAGCTCAAGGGCGTGCCGCAGGCGGCGAAGGATGCGGCCTGGAAGAAGTTGGTCGCCCTGGCCGGCAAGTACGGCATCGACGTGGCCGAGGAGAAGGCGAAGCTCGCGGCGATCCAGGCGTGGATGCGCAAGGCCGTTCGCATCCACGTCAATCGGATCGAGCGCACCGTCAAAGGCGGCAACGTCGGTTATGCGCTCGCAACGCTCGACAACGATCTTGGGCGGCTCGCGAAGGGCTTCAGCCAAGTTTCGCAACTCTCGCAGATCGTCGAGGCGCTCGCCTATCTGGTTTACAGCACGGCCGGAGAGTCCGAGATGGAGGGCGACGACTCGCCTCTGCCCGGCCTGCTCGCCGACAACGTGGACGCGATCCTCGACACGCTCTTGAGAATGGTCGAGGAAGAGTCCGAAGAAGTGCGGGCCGATCTCAGCGCCCGCGTGTCTTAACCACGAGCTTTCCCGGTCGCTCATTTCACTGGCCGCCGAAGGCGGCAGGAGGAACAGAACATGTTCAAAACGATCGATGAACTGGCGAAGGCGTTCAGCGGCCTCGCCTCTCACTTCAAGAAGGCGGCCGCCCATCACAAGGCCCTTTCCGAGGCGCACGCGGGCTTGGCGGAAGCCCACAAGGCGCACCATGAATTCGTGAAAGCGAAGCACGAGAGTATGGATGATGGCGATGCGCACAAAGCGTACTTCGGCAAATGCGCGGCGCTGCACAAGAGCAAGCATGAATTCCATGCCGGCAAGGCGGCACTGCACAAGGCGCACGCGGAGCACCTCGACACGTTGGGGGACAACGTGGGCGAGGAGAAGATTGCGGCCGTGAAGGCGACGACAACTGAGCCGGTTGTGAAGGCGGCGGACCCCGTCGCTGGCGCTCCCGGCAGCGTCGAGGACATGGTGAAATCGACGACCACGGGGCTCGTTCACTCGGCGCTCGAAATGCTCAAGACCGACCCGGCCGTTCAGGACGAGATTCGCAAGATGGTCCTGTCTGGCGTGCGCTCGGCGCTGGGCGACAAGATCGTGCCCGACGCGGTGCGCGGCATCCTGCCGACGCCGCCCGGCTTGCAACTTATTCCGCGCCCGGGCGGGGCTGAGATCCCCACCACGGGAATCGACCCCAAGCTGCAGAAGTTCGTCCAGGTGTAGCAGCCCTGGAATCGAGATTGCGCGAGTCGTCTCCGGTCAGCGGCTCGGAACATAAACACCCGGTTGCTCGTCAAATTCAGATCGGAGAGAGGCGCACATGAAACTGCAACAAGAGCTATACGCTGCCGCGGCTTATGCGAGCCGCGAGCGGATGGCGAAAGCGCTCGGTACGGACGCGACGCTCGCCAAGTTGTGCCTTGAAGCCCAAGCCCTGCCGCCCAGAGAGTGGTCGCTCGAAAACGACCTGGTGAAGCGCGCAGGACGCGAGTACATCAAGGCCCTCATGAAGGCTGGCGTGACCACCAGCCTGGGATTCAATTTCTATGACCTGCGGGGCCCGGCCTACCTCATCTTCCCCTTGAACACCCCGTTCATCCAGATGATCCCGAAGACCGGGAAGGTCAACGCCGGAGTCGGCACGGTCGCCCACTGGAAGGCAACGCTTAACCCCAACTCAACGTTCGTCTATGCGGGCGTCAAGGAAGGGCAGCGCAACGCCACGGCGACTCCCGATGAAGCCGACTACTTCGCCACCTACAAAGAGCTTGGCGAAGAAGGCGGGGAAACCTTCACGGCGCAATGGGCCGGCGAGGGTTACACCGACAACCTGGCGGATGAGCATTTCCGCAACCTGGCTCGCCTGCGCTTGCAGGAAGAGATGATCACGCTATGGGGCAATGCCGGACCGTCCACCATCCTCGGACAAACCACCGGCAACCTGGGCTTCGCGCTCGGGCAGCCCACCACTCCGACCGTGGACACAGGCTCAGCCGCTGGCGGCCTCGCGACGGGGAGCAACGTCTCCGTGGCGGTGGTCGCTTTGACCGCCATGGGCGTCAACCCGGGCGGGCAGGCTGGCTACAACATCCCGCCAACCGTGGCGCGCGGCCTCACCGCCTACACCGAGCGGACCAACGCTGACGGAACGAAGATCAACGTCGCCGGCGGAATCTCGGCGATTTCGAACGTCGCCATGGGCACCACGAACAGCAGTGGCAGCGTCCTTGCTTCCCTGCCCGCGCAGAAAGGCGCCGTCGCCTATGCGTGGTATTGGGGCGTCAACGCCAACACCACGGTGGACGTCCTGACGCTGGGCGCCATCACCGCGTGGCCGAACTACACGATCACGGCCAAGGCCACGGGCATTCAGACCGGCAACGCGACCGGCTTCACGGTTGACAACAGCTACCAGGCGACCGACCTGGACGGCCTGGGAACCTACACGTTCAACAATGGCCTCTGCACCGACATGGGCGGTGGGACGTTCACTCCGGCCGGAAACGGCCAGGTGCAAGAGGTGGAAGACGATCTGCGCACTCTCTGGGAACTCTACCAGGCGCAACCCGACGCCATCTGGTGCTCGGCTGACGTGCGCGCCGCGCTGGAATCGGCTGTCATCTACAGCTCGACTGGGACGAACAGCTACATCTTCCAGTACACCAAGGACGCCCAGGGCTCCTTGATGGGCGGCTTCCTCGTGACCAGCTACAAGTCGAAGTACTCCATCAATCCCGAGGGCGGGGCAGCCATCCCGATCAGGATTCACCCGATGTTTCCTCCGGGAACGATGCTGTACGACATCAACACGAACCCGTATCCGCATTCGCGGGTTCCGTCCGTTCGTCAATTCCTGCTGCAGCGCGACTACTACGCCATCGAATGGCCGATTGTCACGCGGCAATGGACCTTCGGCACCTACATCCATGAGGTGCTGGCGCATTACATGCCGTGGATCTCGGCTCTGCGCACCGGCATCGGCCCGTTTGTGAAGCCCTAATTGACCGGGCTTCGAAGCGGCGTTTTGGCTTGACGGAGGGGCGCTCACGGAGAGCGCCCTTCCAAGTCCTTGATATCCTGGCAGGAGGAGCAAGATGGAATCACTGCTCAATCTCAAAGCAACCCGCTCTGGAGAACCCGTCAGGATTCCCAACCTGGTGTTTGGGTCAACTTCGCTGGAGATCACCTACACGATCCACGGCAAGCCGACCACGATAGATTTGGCGCTGACCGCAGGTGAGGCAGGCGGCGGCGTGATGTTGGATGATTACAGCGGGGTCACGGACACAACCCGCACGGTCGCGCTGGGCGCCCTTTATGACACGTTCATCCTACTGCCGCAATGGACTGGCGGCTACAACGTGAGCGTGGATCTTCGAGTGTGGATCGTTGGCCCGGGCGCGACGTACGTTGATGAAAGCGCTCCCACCGTTGGCCCCACGGGACGCACGGGGCCTACTGGCCCCACGGGCTCATCCGGGGGGCCGGTCGGAGACACGGGAGCGACGGGCGCCACCGGGCATACCGGCGCAACCGGAGGCACGGGCGCAACCGGAGGCACGGGGGGCCTTGGCCCCACCGGGCCATCCGGCCCCACCGGCCCCAGCGGAGCCACGGGAGATCTCGGGCCACAAGGACAGACGGGCGACACGGGCGCAACGGGACCATCCGGCGGCCCTCCGGGACCGACAGGCGACACGGGGGCGCAAGGACCGACCGGGGACACGGGAGCAACCGGACCTTCGGGTGGCCCTCAGGGAGACACGGGCGCAACGGGCCCCACGGGCGATTCAGGCCCGACCGGCGATACGGGGCCACAGGGTGACACGGGCGCCACAGGCCCATCAGGCGGACCGATTGGACCAACCGGAGACACAGGCGCTACCGGCGCCACCGGCGATCCCGGGCCTATCGGGCCATCGGGCGGGCCGAGTGGGCCAACGGGGCCGAGCGGCGACATGGGTCCCACGGGCGACACCGGGCCTCAAGGCGATACGGGGGCGACAGGCGGATCGGGAGCAACCGGTGACGCAGGCCCAACTGGTGACACGGGCGCCACAGGCGGAAGCATCATTCTTGAGCCGCTGAATCGCGCCACATGGCTGGCAAGCGCTTCGGATTCTGCGGCCAATCACGGGCCTGAACTGGCAATTGATTCCGACGACAGCACGTTCTGGGATTCGGCCAACACTTCTTTCCCCCACTGGTGGGCCGTGGACATGGGCAGCATTCAAAACTTCGCTGCCATCACCATGCTACCGCGCCAAGACCTGACGGGAGGACAGAATCCGGGATACGTTGAACTCTTTCTCAGCGCGGACGGGAACGACTGGGGTTCGGCTGTTGAGTCAATAACCTTCCTTTCAACCAGCGCCGCCTTGATCACTTGGGTTCTCTCCACGACCTACGCGAGCCGATACGTGATGGTCAAGGTATACAACAATGCGGAGGGCTTGGGCAATCAGGTTGCCAGCGCCGAAATAAACCTCATGCTGGTGGGTATCGCGGAATCAGCTTTCGTCGAGTACGGAGTTCCGGGGCCGACCGGCCCGACCGGTCCGACCGGTCCGAGCGGGCCAAGCGGAGACCTCGGGCCAAGCGGGCCTCTCGGTGATACTGGCCCTCAAGGCGATACCGGAGGCCAGGGCGACCACGGCCCGGATGGCCCCACGGGCGCAACCGGAGCAACCGGAGCGACCGGGGACACGGGAGGCAGCATCATTCTGGAACCGCTCAACCGCGCGGGATGGACAGCCACGGCGTCGGATGAATTCTCTTCCACTTATGCCGCAGCGAAGGCCATCGACGGCAATCCGGCCACGTTCTGGAATTCCAGCATCGTAGCCTTTCCTCACTGGTGGTCTGTCGATATGGGCAGCGTGCAGGATTTCGCGGCGATCACCCTGCTTCCTCGGCAAGACGGCATGGGCCAGAACGCCGGAACGGTCGAGCTTTACATTAGCGACGATGGGAGTGATTGGGGATCTGCCGTCGAGACGACCACTTTCCATTCGACCAACACGGCGCTCATTACCTGGATCTTGTCTCAGCCCTACACGCACCGTTACGCGATGCTGCGCTTCCTGAACAACGCGGAGGCTTTGGGCAATTACATTGCCGTGGCTGAGATCAACTTAATGGTCGTCTCCATCGCGGAGAGCGCCTTCGTGGATTATGCCTCTCCCGGCGCTACCGGACCGACCGGCGCAACCGGCCCAACGGGACCAACGGGGGGAACCGGCGCAACTGGCCCTTCAGGTGGACCTCAAGGGGATACCGGCCCTACCGGAGCGACTGGGGCAACAGGAGCGGGTGCGACGGGGGCAACGGGCGCGACGGGGGCCACCGGCGCCACCGGGGCGACTGGCGGGGCTGTGCTGGTGGTGGGCGGAATCATGGGCGGGTACAGCGGCCATCATCAGACGGGTTTAGCATTAGTTCCCTGGGCCACTGGCTGGAATGGTGGTAGTTTCAATTATCCTACCAACCTGGCCATCATGCCGTTCTCTGCGGCTTTCAGGAATCTGTCAATCGAGATGATAACTGCCCAGCCAGTGGGGACCGCATACTTTGGTTCCTTTGCGCTTTCTGATAGCAGCGGTACCGTTTATCCCACCAGCCCGGTGTTCACGGTCATTCCAACTGGCGCGGCTGCGGGTGCGTTCGGGCAGATTCCAGACGTGGCGCCCTTTGATGTTCCTGCACTGTTTTCGGCAGGCGGGCAGGTCACCAGCATCAGCTCCGCGTATCCGGGGGACATAGGCGGCTATAGCTGGGACATTGTCGGGTCCGCCTCCCAGCCCCTTGTGCATTTGTTTGCCACGGACACCATCGACGCCGGGCCCAGAACGCGGTGGATGGGGCCCGGGGGGCTTAACACTTATGTCGGAAATGAGCCCACCGAGGGAGTGGTCATTCCGTATGACTCGACTCTGCGGAACATGTATCTTTTGACACAGACTGCCCAGCCGGGCGACGGCACCTTGATCGTGACGGTCCGCAAGACCAGCGGCGGGGTTACAAACAGCACGGCGCTCACGTTCACGCTCCCCGCGAGCGCTCCGCAGGGCATATACGGCAATAGCGTGAACACGGTTGCGCTCACGGCAGGGGATTGGATCAACTGGCAGTTCGAGAATGGATCTTCTTCTGTCTCGGCAAAACTGCTCTCCGTTGCCATGGAGCTGGTGCCTTCCGGCAGCGCGACGGGGATGATCATCTTCCCGTTGTATGACGGCGTGAGCCTCAGCAATGGATACCAGTATGCCACGCCTTTCTGCTCAACCGTGGATGCCACGGAAGCGAACGTCCGCACGCCTATGCCCCGTGCCTGCACGATGAAGAACATGTATTGTCTCTTCACCAACGACCCCAGAACAGACCCCATGATATTGACCATCATGAAGAACGGCGTGGCCACGGGGTTGTCCATAACCATCCCGGCTGGTACCACAGGCGCAACGCAGATTGCGAGCAACCTGATCGACTCCGTGAGCTTCGACGCGCTGGACACGTTCGACTTGCAGATTTATCAAGCCACCGGAGTGATGGCGGTGCTGAGTAGCATCAGCGTGGAGATAGACTAGACGCAAGGAGAAAGGGCAAGCCGGTCATTGCACATGAAACTCGCTATCTTCTTTCCTCGCAACACCTTTGCAGGCTGGGCCTCACTCGGAGGCTACACCCAAACACTTCGCCGCATGGGGCATGACGTCACCGAATGTGTCCTGTCCGGCAACCAACCTCACGACATCGTTCCGATGCGCGCCAAGCTGCCCACCATCGCGCAGCTTGCCGCCTGCGATGCCGTGATTAGCTTTTATCACGAATACACCCAGCCCTGGCTCGCGGCACTTTACGGGTTGGAAGCCTGGGCGCCGCTGGTCGAGAAGACGATAGCCCGATTTGATGAGTCGATGGACCGAGCCGATCTGAATCTTCCCGGCCGACTCCCGGAGCTACTTGCCTGGGCGAAGCACTGGTCATTCCCCGCCGCGCAGGACGCCAAGAAGTATGGCGGGCAATGGCAGCCCTTCGGGGCCGACACGACGATGTTTAAATCGCTGGGCTCTGTCGGGCTAACTGAACAGAAGAAGTACGGCGCCGCCTTCATCGGGCAGCTTTATGGCCCACGTCTCGAGTACGCGCAGCGGATGGCACAACAGCCCGACCAAATCACGCTTCAATGTGGGCAGGTTGGCGTGCAGGAGTTGGACGGGATGCGCGAGCCGGAATCGACGCATCTGCTCGCCAAAACCTATCGGCAGATCAAGGTATTCTTCTGCCTGCCGCCGCTCTCTCGGCTGATCGTCGGCAAGGCGTGCGAGGTCATGGCCTGCGGAACCTTTGTCATGTATCCGCGCCTGCCGGGCGAGGCCGCGGAGAACCTTTCAGTGTTCGCAGATGGTACGCACATCATCTATTACGAGCACGGGTACATCCGGGAAAACGTCAAGCAGATCAAGCGCTGGCTCGAACACGACGAAGAGCGCGAGTCCATCGCGCAGGCCGGGTGCCGAAAGGTGCAGGAAGAGTTGAGCCTGGAACGCATGCTCGACCAGCTCCTAACGCCGGTGGCGCGGCAGAGGGTGACGGTATGATCGTCGAGACCAAATATGGGTTCAGCCTGCGCGTGGCTGACGGAAGTTACATCGGCGCGCAGATCAAGCAGTATGGCGTTTGGGAGCAGGCGGAGACAGAGCGCGTGCGCCAGCTCATCCGCCCAGGGGATCTCACCGTCGATGCCGGGGCGCACGTCGGTTATTACTCCTGCCTCATGGCGAAGTGCGGGGCGCGCGTGCTGGCGTTCGAGCCCAACCCGAAACTACATGTCCTGCTGGTCCAGAACTGTCAGGAGTGGCACTGGCCAAGCGTGGCCGCTCACCAACTTGCGCTTTCAGACGTTGACGGGGAAGCTGATTTCTATCTGCCTTCCGGCTACGATGACGGCTTTGGTAGTCTGGGAGCGGCCGACCGCGACGACCGCAGTTATTCCATCCGGGTGCAGACGCGGCGCTTGGACGGCTTTCTTCCGCTCGGGCGCATTCGCCTGGTCAAGATCGACGTGGAAGGCGCGGAGGCTTTGGTCATCCGCGGCCTGGGCGCCAGCTTCACCGATGTGGACTATTTCCTCATCGAATGCATCGACCGCGCCCGGCGGCTTGAGCTGTTGGGCAGTTCGGTGGCGGTCATCAACGCCCTGCTCGCAGGGTTTCACATTTATGAGTTTGCCGCAAGCGGAGGGTGGAAGCAGGTTTCAGAAGCGCACAGCTCAGCCGGCCCGAGCGTGCTGTTTGAGAATCCTGTCGTGAAGTGATGAAGGAGTGTGGTTCGTGATCTCGATTTTGGCACCAAGCCGCGACCGACCGTTGGGACTCTTTCGGATGATCGAGTCTTCCCGTGCCACCGCGCGCAGTCCGATTGAGATTGTTTGTCGCATTGATGATGATGAGCCGCAGGCCGAAGCCTATCACGCCATGCACGTTTCAGGGACGATCGACAAGCTCTTGGTGGGACCGCGCATCGTGATGTCCGATATGTGGAACGTCTGCATGCGGGCGGCTTCCGGAGACATCCTCATGCTGGCGAGCGATGATGTGGTCATGCGCACGCCTGGGTGGACGCAAGCTGTTGAGGATGCCTTCGCGGCGTCTGCCGACAAGCTCCTGCTCGTTCACGGAGATGATCTGGCGAAAGACGGCAAATGGTTCCCGACCTTCCCGATCATTCATCGCCGCTGGGTTGAAGCTGTTGGACGCTTCACGGCACCCTACTTCTCCTCAGATTATGCGGACACCTGGCTGTATGAGGTCGCAAAGAGCGTCGGCCGGCTTCGCTTCCTTCCCTACGTGACCGAACACATGCACTGGGCGTTCCAGAAGGCGGCCGTGGACCGGACCATGAGCGAGAACATCGCGCGCCGCAATCGTGATAATCCCGGCCAAACGTTCAAGAAACTGACGGCCGAGCGAGACCGGGAAGTCGCAGTCCTGCGCGCCTTGATGATTCAGCCGCGATGGTCGATCCTCGTGTTGACGCAACCGTCCCGGGCGGAGTTCTTGCAGCGGCTCATGGCCTGTCTGAAGCCGCAGATCGACGCGCATCTAGAGGTCGAGCTTTTCATCCGGTACTTCGATAACGCTCTTTCCCTTGGCGACAACCGGCAACGGATGGCGGAAGCGGCCGAGGGAGAATATCAATGTATCGTTGATGACGATGATCTGGTCGCGCCCGACTATGTTGCGCGCATTCTTCCGCTCCTGGATGGCGTCGATCAAATCAGCTTTCGCCTGCAGCAGTTCACGAACGGAGCGCGGCACATCCCAACGTACATCTCGCTGCGCCATGGAAGGTGGTATAACACGGACACCGCCGAGTACCGCGACATCATGCAGGTCTGCCCTCTGCGCCGGGAACTCTCGCTTGCTGTGCCGCGTGAGGGTGGGCCTGGCGAAGATGCTCGCTGGGCGGCTCACCTCAGAAATATGGGGATCGTTAAGACAGAGCACGTCATCGACGAGGTGATGTACTTCTACTATCTGCGCACGGGCAAAACAGATTCTCCGGGGACCATTGGGGCTCCCCCCTGGATACCCTACAACCAACGTCGGCCTGAGCCAGCGATGCGGCAGCCGGGGGTACCTATCAGAGCATCCCACTGCTGCCCGCGCTGCGGCAGCTCGTGCGTGGTGCCTTCCAACGCGCAGTTGATTTGCAACCAATGCCTTTATCAAGGAGCGCCCGCCTGATGAGCCCATCCGCCGACCCTCGTTGGAGCATCCTGATAGCCACTCAGCCGTCACGCTCGGAATATCTGAAGCGGCTGCTTGGCGTGCTGACGCCGCAAGCCGCCGGCCGCAGCGACGTGGAAGTCATGGTGCGAACGTCGGACCCCGAGCTTGGCCTGGGCGATAACCGGCAGATCATGAGGGAAGGGGCCCGGGGACTGTACAGCAACTTCGTGGACGATGACGATCTGGTTGCCAGCGACTACGTGGGGCGGGTTCTCCCTCTGTTGGACGGCGTGGATTATGTCAGCTATGAGTTTCAAGAGTATTCGGACGGGATGCCCCGGCCACCCACCCACGTCTCGCTGCATCATGGGCCATGGCATCAGGACTCCACGGGGCTCTGGCGCGACATCGTTCACTTTTGCCCGGTCAAAACCGCCCTGGCGCTGGCGGTTCCGATGTCAGGGGGCTGGGGTGAAGACACGCGCTGGACGAATCAGATGCGGGATCTCGGCATCATCAAGACCGAGCATCACATCGACGTCGCGATTCATTTCCTTTACTACCGGAGCTCGAAGAAGGACGGGGCAAAGGCCAGCGCACCTTATCACCAGAAGAGCGCAGCGCAGGTCTTGGTGGCTTCTCAAGAGGGCCAGGGTTATGCGACTTCCGGGGTTCTTGTCGGCACGGGAGAAGCGTGCCTGAGCTGCGGGAGTCGGGGAATGCTTGTTCCATCGAATGGCCGCCTGCATTGCAATCAATGCGGCGCAAATTTCTGAGGGAGGTCGTCATGGCTATAAAGGTTCGAATTAAAGCTGAGAAGGCGGCACCGGTGGTGGAGCGGCCCGAGTTTGTTCTGGCGAGGTTCCTTAACCGGAACAATGAAGTGCCGAAACCCCCAAATCCGGCCTGGTGCATTCTGGTCAACGGGGCCGTGGAGTCCGTCTATACGCTCGGCCAGGAGCGGGCGCTGATCGAGCATTACTTTCAGAAAGGGGCCGGGGAATGAGCCTGAAAGACAAATCCTTGAACATCCTCGTGCCAATGTACGGCGGCATGGGCACGGTGAACTTCTTCGAGTCCTTCACCCGGCTCATCATGATGATGATGCACCACGGGGTGAGGTTCAACTACACGTTCACTTACAACGAGTCGCTGATCACGCGCGGCCGTAACCGGCTGGTGGATGAGTATCTGAAGAACCACGATGAAACGCATGCGCTGTTCGTGGACGCGGACATTGGATTCCAGGCTGAAGATGTTCTGGCGATGCTGGAGATGGACCGCGACATCGTGGCGGCGCCGTGCGCGAAGAAGTCGATCAACTGGGGGCGGATCGAGCGGGCGCTGCGCAAGAACGGCCGGCACTTCACGCCGGATGAGATGGCCCGAATCTCCGCAGACTTCGTGTTCAACTACGAGCCGTTTGTCGGCCGCCGCGAGATCAAGCTCGACGAGCTGCAGGAGATGGCGAGCATGGGCACGGGGCTCATGATGATCCGCCGCAACGTGTTCGCGAAGTTTCGCGAGGCTTACCCCGACCAATGGTACGAGTCGCGCTCCGACCCCAACTCCTTGCCCGGACCGACCCATGATTTCTTTCAGGTTGGCGTCAACCCGGACACGCATGAATATGACAGCGAGGATTACCGCTTTTGCCTTCAGTGCAAGCGAATTGGTTTCAAGGTGTGGATGATCCCCTGGATGCGGACCTCGCACATGGGAACGAACAAGTTCATCGCCGACATGCCGGCCGTCGCGGCGCTGGCGGGAGATTTGTAGAGGCTTCGGGACACGTCCCTTGACCGGGGGGGGTGATCCAGGAGGG